GCTGGCTCCTCACCTTACGGGTGGGATTGCTCTGGAATGGTTAGGTGGGCTTATTTAGAGTTGGGCAAGGAACTTCCTCACTCAGCGACAAAGCAAGCACACATCGGACACCGAGTGGATACCCCAAAAGTTGGAGACATAGTTGTCTTCGGATACAAGGGATACAAATCGTATTACCACTCGGCTATCTACATTGGCAACGGAAAAGTCGTCAATGCCAATCGTGGCTTTGAAGGGACTTACATTCAGCCACTCACCGACTACAAAAACAGTCGTATTGCTTATGTGCGTGTCTTAGATACGCCGTAATCTAAAAGAAGAGTCCCCGTCAGAAATGGCGGGGATTTTTCTTATGCAAAAGAAATAGACCAGGTGGCCAGTATTTCCATTCACTTGGGTCATCGGATGTAGAATTATTTTGCTCAGCCGATTGAGAAAAAGAGAACTCCTCGCCGTCTTCACGACACGGGGAGTTTTCTACTTGACAATGTCGGTGGGTGGGACTATTATTTAGGTATCAGATAAAAAGACGAAAGGACTTCTGATGAAAACAATGATTGTATGTGCTTCGCTTGGGTTGGCTTCACTTGGAGTTGCCTTTGCTATCAAGGCTGAACTGATTGTGCTTACCGCTACTCAATTGTTTGCTCTGACTGGGGCAATGATGTTGATTGTCGGTGGGGTCGCTGGTTTGGTTGATGTTTGGCAGAACCGACCAATGCGTTTCCGCAAGACTCGCCGAGGCAGGAACTAAATAAAAGATTGGCAGATGCGGGAAGGACCTGCGTCTGCTGATTTTTTGATGTGCGGGTGAATGGAAAAGTCAGCCGCCGGGAATAAAAATGCTTCAAATGCAGTTGACATTACTGCAAACATCGTATAAGTTATACATAGAACCAAAAATGACGAAAGACAGAGGACAGAAATGACCACTCCAGTAATTATCGACACAGAGATTGCCGAGACTACCAAAGCCATAGAGCAGAAGGTACTACGCCTCTCAGGTCTCAGACGCACCCTAACCCATTACGGAACTAATTCCTATTACGCTTCCCGCGTCGAGGAAAAAGAGATTGAAATCAGCAAGACTGAGGCTGCGCTCGCGGAACTCAAGGAAAAACTGGCAACCCTAAATGGTTTCTACACAGGTTGGTCCCGTGCTTTCCTCGTTCGCAACAGCAATGGACACATTCACAAGAGCCGTTCATGTACAACCTGTTTCGATACCACCAACTATGTGTGGCTTACCGAGATGTCAGGTCGCGATGAACTTGAGATTGCTTACCTTGCTGGTGAAAAGGCTTGTACTATTTGCTACGCACACGCACCATCTGCTTACTTCCTACGCGAGTGTGGGTTGGAAGACCCAGAGGTAGTAGAGGCTCGCCGAATCCGTCAGGCTCGTAAAGCCGAGATTGAGGCAAAGCGTCAGAAGACTGGTATCTGGAATCCAGATGGCACACCGCTAGTGGTGTTCGAGTATGGTTTCTCAAACTACAAGAGCGAAATCAAAGCAGAACGAACTGCTCAGTCAACTGCGGTCAACCTGCTTGTTGGGGTTCAGAGTATGAGCCGAGAGCCACGCGAGATTGAGCGTAGCAACGAGACTATCGAAACTATCTTGATTGCGTTGGCTCACAAGCGAGGCACTTCGGTCGAGGAGCAGAGGAATCTGATTCAGACCAAAGCCGATGCTCAAATCAAAATCAACAAGCGTCAGCGAGAGAAATGGCTCGCCGAGCACCCAGAGTATAGATAAAAAGACGCACCTCATCAAAGATGGGGTGCTTCTTCCTGGGTTATAATAATTTCCATACACTACGCCACCGAAAGGAACAAAATGGCTGAACCAACAACTCCAAGTGCGGGTACACCTGCCGAGAAGAACTTCACTCAGATGAGTGCTCAGGAATTCGCTGACCTGATTCGTAAAGAGGGCGACAACTACATTGCTCAGACCGAGAACGGGGACATTGACCCTGCTCAGTATCTAGATGCTGAGAAATTTACCCCAGACCGAATGTTCAGTCTCTACTTTGCTTTCGACTACTTCACCAGAACAGAGCACGGGGAAAAATCTGGGCTGTCGCCTGTAAATGAAAAAGCAGAGTACAACGACCTTTATGCTCTATTACATAGTACAATTGAACAAGGTACAGAAATGAACCTGTTCGGAGCAGAGTATCTGCTCAAGTTGTAATAACAAATGATTGGAAAGACAAAATGACAGTTATCAACCGATTCCTATACACATTGCTACGCCGTTTGAGTGCGGGTGCGTTCAATCTTGCTCACGGACTTCAGTGGTTATCACTAAAGGCTTATGACAAGAGCAACTATGGTAGCCACAGAGCAAGCAAGCAGGGGCGCAAGAACTACTTGAAGAACTGGGCGGGATACTCTTACGACTATCTCCGTGCTAAGTTTCAAGAACTAAAAGTCAGACTCAGTAAGTAATGCTTGGCTTAGTTGCTTATGTTGCTTATCGAAAGCATCGTAAGAATAAAAAGAGCACGCAGGAATTAGTACAGCGTCTTGCTGAACTTATAAGGGCGCTCGCGGAAGATACCGACACCGACTACAAGACGCTAGCCTATGACGAAGACTTGCTAGAACTGATAGGTTCAGACGCAGAGTATGAAGACTTAGTTGATTACATAAATGATAACTATTTCGTTATAGGACACGCCTAAATAAACTTGACAACATAGCAATAAAGTCATACAATAGAACTATGCCAACGAAAGGAAAACACAAATGGCAGTTATAAACACATTGGTAATCAACATCAAGAACAGCGAGGGTGAAGAAGTTCTCTCTCCTCTCTACGAAGTCCACTCTTGGGCAGATGCGGAGAAGATTATTGAGACCACTAAGGCTCTTATCGCTGAGAGTCCAAACCCTGACAACACCTTTACCTTTTCCGTAATAGGCAACTCCTAATACGCCGACAGAATACAACCCCTCAAGTCCTAGTGGCTTGGGGGGTTTTCTGTTATGGTTGAAAAGTCAAATGGATTGAGGTGAATTATGGATTGGGTAATGATTACTATCATTGCTTTGGTTGCTGGGCTAGTCGCCTTGTTCGCAGTTATTATGTTTACGGGCTGGGTTGCTAAGAACTTTTTCGGCAAGTCTGAAGCATGGCTGGATTACGGACTCGATGAGGATGAGATGTAGCCCTGGGCTGCCACTTTTTCTATGCAACACTTGACTTCTTTGTCACGAATTGGTAACATTGAGGTATGACAAACGACGAAAGGACACAAATGTCTAAAAAACTTACAGTCGCGTACAGCGACGACTACCTGAACTGGAATCTTGGTTCGGGTGATGGCTCGCACCCTACGAAACCTATCCGTGCGAAGATTGCTACCGAACACCTAGTCAATGAACTTGGTGCGGACAATGTGGAAATCATTGAACCTGAGTTCAGAGATGGGGACCGAGAAAAGATTGAATCTGTTCACGACACTGAGTATGTTGCTCAGGTAATCGATGATGGTATGTCTTTCGACTGGTCTGGAGAAAAGCCTGAGATGGGACACACCGCTGCTCAGATGTTTGCTGGCACTGCTCGCTTAGTTGAGAAGATGATTGCTGGAGAAACTCAGGTGGGCTTCAACCCGCAGGGAGCAAAGCACCACGCTCAGTACGACCACAGCGAGGGCTTCTGTGTATTCAATGACCACGCTTGGGCTGCTAAAGAGTTTGTGAAGAATGGACTCAAGGTTGTCTACATTGACTGGGATGTCAATGCGGGCGATGGTGTTCAGAATCTGCTTGCGGATACTGACATACCAACCTTTAGTATCCACGGGCACGGAATCTATCCCGTTCACTCGAACACTTGGTTGAGAGAGGCTGGGACCAAAGAGAACTATGTGTACATTGACGAAGAGAACCACTGGTACAACTACTGCCTACAGCGAGGACAAGGCGACGAGGCTTTCAAGTGGGCTATTGACTTGATTGCCAAAAAGGTTGCCGAGTACAAGCCTGATGTAATTCTGCTTGCTACTGGGGCAGATGGGCACGAGGGCGAGCACTGGGGTCTGAAGTACACATACGATGGCTACCACTATGCCGCTGGTGTGATTGCGGACCTAGCCAACAAGTATTCCGATGGGCGTGTGCTCATTGGTGGTGCTGGTGGCTATCAACCATACACTCATACACCGAGAGTATGGGCGAATGTGGTCAAAGACATCTATCAGCAGACTCAAAAATCTGAGTAAGTGATAGGATTGCGATGCGTGGGGGACAAAAGTTCCTCACGCATTTCTTTTTTGCATAGAAAATAAGATGACCCAGGTCAAAAAGGAGTATTCAATGGAATTCTGGAGCATAGTAGTACTAATTACTGCCTTACCGCTACTGCTTTGGTTGGCATGGGCTGTCGACAAGAAGTCAGACTGGGATGAAGACTATCCTGAAGATGAAGTAAAGCCACTTTTGGGTGTAGTCGCACCTAAAAAAGAAGAAAAAGAGGAAAAATAGATGCCAAGTTGGTTGATTAGAGTTCGAGACATCGTCTGGACCTCGGTTTTTGCCGTTATTTTAGTAATTATCGCCGTTCTAACTGCGATTCTGGCTCCAAATAACATTGGACTCATCGTTGGGGCTGGTTTTGCCTCAATTACGATGGCAATCCTCTCCCTGAGGGAGTAATTCGCGTCAAAACCGATGCGGGTTGCCTGGGTGGTCAGTTTTTCTATGCAAACTTGACTTTTTGTGAAGAGCATGATGATTCCACCCGTAGCAAACACTACTTGCTTAGTTTCGCTCTCCGCGATACTCTTTTAGTAGACAAGATTTGACCCAACCGGGTCGTAATAGAGAAAGATGAAAGACAAAATGGATAAAATCAAGAAAGCCAATCAGTCATTACCGACTAATGTGGTTCGATTGTTCAGTTCACTCCCTGACTCAAGTGATAGGGACAACCTGATTCGCTCACTAAACCAAGTTGGCTGGACACAGAGCAGTATCGCTCGTTCAGTTGACCTGACTCGTGAGCGTGTGAGACAGATTTGTGTTATGCCGATGGAGCCAATGGCTACTACAGATTTCGTAGTCCCCGTTCCACCACAGCACGAAGTGAAAGCAAAGCGTGAGTTCATCGAGCCTGACCCTGAGTCGTTGGCTCGTCTGCTGGAACTACAGCCTATGGCTAAGCAGGTTCGTTCGCACGCAACTCGTTTCCGAGCAGAGGCAGAAGAATACACAGCCCTCATCGCGAAACTTCACGAGGAAGACGGTGTTACGCTATACCGACTGGCTAAGCGTCTGGGTGTAACTCACTCAGCGTTGAGATTCAGACTGGCTCGCTATGGATACAAGTTATCCGACAGCGGGGTTAGTAAGGTCTATCAGCCCATCAACCCAAAGAACAGAGTTCGTTAGTCGAGACCCCCTGAGTAATCGGGGGGTTTCTTCTTTAATGTCACTGGTCTGTCGTAATGTATACCTATGGACAAATTGACAGAAAAAATCTACACAGATTACAAAAACCAAATCAGCCTAGATGGTATGACCCACTCAGTTCACTATGAAATGAAGACCGCCTTACTCAACAAGGTGCTCAATGATTTCTGGACTGTTCTACAAAAGGCAATTGCCGATGGTCAGCCACAGCGAATCATCAAACTCTACCAAGCAAAGGCAGACGCAATGATTGCTATCATCACCGACTTATCAGTGCTCGCCATCGAGATGTTTCTTCAAGAGGAGCAAGACGAGGAAGCGTAATTCCTTATGCTTCACCTGGGTTGCCACTCTTTCCATACTCTATAATTGAGGCATGGCTAAATCTATAATGGAACTCCTCGCTCAGTTGTCTGAAGAAGAGCGTGCCCTAGCACTTGCTGGAATGGATGCGGATACTCTCCTCTGGGACTGGTCCGTGTGGGGAAGACCTGAACAGCAAGCACCTGAGGGTGATTGGGCTGTCTGGATGTATCTGGGTGGTCGTGGTGCTGGTAAGACCCGTGCTGCTGCCGAGTGGGTTAGAGAGCAAGCCAAATACACAACCACTGGACAGAGACGCTTTGCCTTGGTTGCTAGAACTGCTGCCGATGTGCGAGATGTTATCGTCGAGGGCGAGTCTGGAATCTTGAATGTTTCTCCACCGAGTGAGAGACCACTTTACGAACCATCGAAGCGTCGTCTTACTTGGCCGAATGGAAATACTGCTACCTGTTTCACTGCCGATGAGCCTGACTCACTTCGTGGTCCTCAGTTCACTCACGCTTGGGGCGATGAGATTGCTGCTTGGCGTCAGACACCTGATGCTGCTGGTATGACTGCATTTGATAACTTGCGTGTTGGAACTCGTCTGGGTTCTAATCCACAGATTATGGTTACCACTACACCTAAGCGTGTGCCTCTCCTATACAAGTTGATTGAGGAAAGTAAGAATACGGGTCGTGTTGTAATCACTCGCGGTTCAACTATGGACAACTCAGGCAACTTGTCTGGTGCTTACCTTGAAGCCATCACGGGTGTTTATGCTGGAACGCGTCTTGCTCAACAGGAACTCTATGGTGAGATGCTAGATGCTGTCGAGGGTGCGTTGTGGACAGATGAGTTGATTGAGAAGAACAGAGAGAACGCTCTACCTTTCAATACACCTCTTCGTTGTATTGGCGTTGACCCATCAGTAGCAGAGAATCCAAGAGATGAGTGTGGAATTGTTGTAGTCGCATCAACTGGTGAGCGTGATTTGTATAAGCGTCAGTCTTGGGTTCTTGAAGACGCAAGCGTGCTTGGCTCTCCTGAAGTGTGGGCTAACAAAGTTGTAGCAATGGCTCGTAAGTGGGGTTGCCCTGTAATCGCTGAAGTAAACCAAGGTGGTGCTCTGGTTCGTAATGCTATCAATGCCATTGACCCGACTATCAAAGTCCTTGAGGTTCACTCTAAGTATGGAAAGCAACTGCGTGCTGAGCCTGTTACTCTTGCTTATGAGCAGGGTCGTGTTCACCACATTGGATACCTTGCGGACCTTGAGTCTCAGATGCTTAGTTGGATACCAGGTGAGGGTAAGTCCCCTGACCGAGTAGATGCATTGGTTCACGCTCTTACGGCTCTACTTATCAAACCACCCGCTGGGTTCGTAGGCGGTAAGTTGACAGCCAAGTCTATGGCTAGTCGCCGAATCCCTGAAGCCAAG